ATCATACTTTCTTTGACACGCCCTGCAGTAGTACAAAATGGTATAAAGTGTAGAGTCGTCCATACTATATATGAACAAGAAAACAGCTGATGTGTCCACTCGTCTCACTCCTGATCAGCTTGCTAAGCGTTCAATGGATAGTCGTTTAGCTGCTATGGAGCAGGCACTTAAGGGTGAAAAGGTTCGATACAAGTCTAATTGTGACTCGGAGAAGTTCAAGGGGTTTCTCGAAGACCAACTCACAATTTGGGAGGAGGAGAAGGACAAGACCTTCTATGGAAAGAAGATGCATGAAAAAACTAAAACTTTGATTGACAACTGGAATTAATTACCGAAAGCGACACCAGCCATACCATTCTTCACACGGAGAATGTTATAGTTGACCGCATAGACACGATGAAGCTGGTTTCCACCCGAGGGGTTGGTGATGCTGAGCTTCGCGTTATCGATACGAGAGAAGTTAAGGGAACCTGTGGGTTGCATCTTGCTCATGGTGAGACAGAAAGGCCATGAGTAGACAGGGAGATCGTCGAGGATGTTGTCGGGAAGATCCGTGCAGTGCATCTCGGGCACGACGTCGTGATGATAGACGTTGGAGGTGTTTTCAAAGAGAGCCGTACCGTTGATGTAGAGAGAAGAAGAAGAAAAATTGTACTCATCCGACCAGGTGCTTCCGGTGGCGTTACCGGAGACCAAATGAATGGACTTCACGGGATGGTTGAAATAGGTAAGGTCAATTTCGGTATCCGTGTTGGACGCCAACTGGTACTGGGTCTGGGTAATGAGTATCTCATGTTCGTTGTCAGTGAAGAACTTACGTTCATCTGTATCCAGATAAATGTAGTTACCATACACCTTGGGGGTGCTACCCGGGGTGAAATTGTCTCGACACTTGATACGTATCTCGACATCGTGATACTGGAGTGCCACGAGAGGAAGCAACTTGGTCCAATCCTCACCGAAGAAGAAAGGAATCATGTAATAATTGCCACTGTGATTTTCCTTGCGAGTGTTCGTGGTCACAGCAAACGACGCCTTGGCAGCGGAGTCGCGCATGAGAGGATTATGAACACCCTGGATGTAAAGAGAATCTAGTTCGGAAACCTTCTGACCACCGATCCAGAGGGAAAATTCAGTGGGGCTTGTAGCAGTATTGGAGAACAATCCAGTGGAACTTTCTTGGAAATTGGCGATACCGTCAGCCTCGATCCAGATGTAGCTCATGAGGTCACCCTTGGAGCGGATGGGGATAGTGACTTCATTGTTGGAACCGAACACACCGATGTAATCCATGCGTTCGGGCTTCATGGCGAAGTTTGTGTAACGCTTGTAATTCTGGCGGAAGAAGCTCACCTGGGGATCACCGGTAATGTAGACATCCTGGGCACCCACAGACACGAGCTCGATTAAAGCAGCAGACATTTATTAGTAAATGATATTAAAATTTTGGGACATTATAAACGTATGGTAGTTTTTCAGGCGCTCACATGGGAACCCAGGGATACGGAAGAGGAACATCTCGTGAGTATCTTCGGTAAGACGGAAGATGGAAAATCTGTTTGTGTCACGACTGCATTCCAACCTTATTTTTTCATTAAACTTAATCTAAATACCCCTAAACAGACGATTCAGGAAATCTATAATCTCTTGAATAAAAAATGCCCAGAGTGCCTAGTATCGTATTCAATTTTGAAATCAAAGGACGTTTGGGGGTTTCAAAATAACGAACAGTTTTGTTTTATGAAGATTAACTTCGTAAACCTGCAAAAGCGTCGACGTGTTGACTCGTTTCTAAAAAGACCGATCGACATTTCATCTGGACCTTTCAAGGCTAAAGTATATGAATCGAATCTCGACCCAGTTCTTCGCTTGATGCATCGAACTGGTATACAGTCCACTGGGTGGTTAGACACGGGTGATGAATGTATACGGTCACACTTCGCCCGAGTAGATATTGATCTTTGGTGTAATAAGTGGTCCACTCTGAAACCAGTTGACCGAGATGATATAGCCCCGTTCGTCGTCGCGTCATTTGATATTGAGTGTAACAGTTCTACGGGTAAGTTCCCGGATGCCGATATCGTGGATGATGCCTGTTTTCAAATTGCCATCTCTCTGTGTAAATTCGGTGATGACGAACCATATGAGAAGATGTGCCTATGTTACAAGAAGACGGGAGGTCCTGATGTCGTGAGTTATGACACAGAGAAGGAGATGCTCGAAGCGTTCCAGAAGTATATGCACAAAAAGGATATTGACATCCTTACTGGGTGGAATATCTTTGGGTTTGATCTTGAGTATATTTTCAAGCGATCGTTCGTGACTGGATGTAGTAGTGCGTTTTTAGAATTGGGAAAGCTGAAAGATCATCCATGTGATCTCGTCGTAAAAAACTTGAGTTCGAGTGCACTCGGTGATAACGTCCTTAAACTTCTCCCGATGCCGGGTCGTTTCATTTTTGATCTTTTTCATGAAGTGAAGAAAGGGTACAAACTGGATTCATACAGCCTCAATAACGTTTCGAAGCAGTATCTAGGTGATCAAAAAATTGACATGCCCCCTAGGGAAATGTTTGCGAGGTTTAAGGAAGGTGATCCCGATAAGTTACGGGAAGTCGCCGAGTACTGTATTAAGGATACACTTTTACCTCATAAACTGATGAAAAAGATGTGTACACTGTTTAACCTTCTCGAGATGGCTAAGGCGACGTGGGTGCCACTCTGTTTCTTGGTAGAGCGAGGCCAACAGATTAAGGTCTTCAGTCAACTGACAAAAAAGGCGAGAGAACTGGGGTTTATGGTTCCCACCATTCGTTACGGGGCATTACCTGAAGAGCCGTACGAAGGTGCGACCGTACTCGAAGCACAGAAGGGAGCTTATTATACACCTATCACGGCACTTGATTTCGAAGCACTGTATCCATCGATCATGATGGCCCATAATCTATGTTATTCATCATATGTCATGGATGAGCGTAGATATGGTGACGTCCCGGGTGTGACGTACGAGACATTCACAATCGGTGACCGAACGTATAAATTTGCACAGGATGTCCCAAGCCTTTTGCCCGCCATTCTGATGGAACTCAAGCAGTTTCGTAAAAAGGCTAAGAGGGACATGGCTACTGCGACGGGTTCTATGAAGGAGGTGTATAACGGTAAGCAGTTGGCGTATAAGATTTCGATGAATTCTGTATATGGTTTCACGGGTGCCGGCAAGGGTATTCTTCCATGTGTACCCATTGCCTCGACGACGACTTTTAGAGGTCGTGCGATGATCGAAGAGACGAAGAACTACGTCGAGAAGAACTTTCCTGGTGCGAAAGTGCGGTACGGCGACACCGATTCCGTCATGGTTGAATTCGATGTGGGTGACCGTAAAGGTGAGGAAGCGGTCAAGTATAGTTGGGAAATCGGTGAACGTGCGGCCGAAGAGTGTTCCGCTCTTTTCAAAAAGCCGAATAACCTGGAACTCGAAAAGGTCTATTGGCCGTACTTTTTGTACTCGAAGAAACGATACGCTGCAAAATTATGGACACAGGGAAAGGATGGAAACATGCATATGGATTACATAGATGTAAAAGGTTTACAACTCGTTCGTAGAGACAACACACCCCATGTGAGAGAAGTGTGTAAGGAACTATTGGATGTTGTCTTAACTTCGAGTGATACCGGACCACCGAAGGAACTCGCGAAGGAGCGCGCTATCGAACTTCTTTCGGGTGATGTACCCCACGAGAAGCTCATTTTGAGTCAGGGGTTGTCAGATAGTTATAAAGTTAATGGAAAATCTGTATCTATCACGAGTTCGGAGAGTCGTAACATTAATCAGGCACATGTTCAAGTCGTGAATAAAATGCGAGAACGAAAACCCGGCTCTGAACCGCAATCTGGTGACCGAGTACCGTATATTCTTACTAAGACGGGTGATCCCAAAGCGAGGGCTTTTGAAAAATCGGAGGATCCAGTATTCGTACGAGAAAATAACATTCCCGTGGATTACCACTATTATTTCGTGAACAAATTCTTGAATCCCGTGTGTGATCTTCTTGACCCGTTATTTGATAATGTGAAACTGGACATTTTCGGTGAGATTATTGACCAATACAAACCCGTTAAGAAAAAAACTGAACCATCATTGAGTGGTATGAAAAAGGCTGACCTCGTAGAGGAGTGTAAGCGACTAGGTCTGGACGATACGGGTAATATGACGGAATTGCGAAACAGAATCAAGGGGTCTAGAATGAAAAAACAAGAATCGGTCGAGGACATATTTAAACAATACGCGCAAAGAGAAGATAAGTTGAATGAGTGATCACGAGAGGATTATCAATTTTTTTGAGCAAGAACTCGAGCGGCATTCAAACCATATCATTGATGAATACGCGGAAATAATTTCCAAAAAGTATGCAATTCCCCTCGATATGTTATTGAAAGATGTACCGCGTAGGTCATCTAGGTTGATTTGTAGGGGTACAAAGACGAATGGTCAGAGATGTACATTCTATGGAACGCATGATGGGTACTGTAAACACCATACCTTACAGGGTGAACGACTGAAGACGAAACACTTTAACAATTCGACGGAACATACACATGGTCCAGATAAAATGTACGTTAGAGGGTGTCCCGGATGTGAAAATTCAAAGGGGCTTATAGATTTGGGGTCAGTATTGAGTAATGAGTAAAACTGATATTCTACTATCATCAATAAATAATTTTTACACAGAAGAAGAGAATAGATCTAAATTATTAAGAATCCTAGACAAATCAAGTGGAATATCTCTACGAAACTTAGAATGGTTCATCACAAACTATTCCAAAAAGAATAACATTTCATACACGACAAAGGATGGAAAGTATTTCATGGTGCATTGTGCATACAAGTCGAGTTTGGATGGGTATAGTAAAAAACTTTTTGACCCTTTCTGTAGGTCTGAAAAGTTTGCATATACAGTTCCCGGAACATCTCATGAAATCCATACAACCTTAGCACAGTTGAATTTCATCAAATGGTGTATCAAGAATAACATCATCGATTATATTAGGGATAATAAGACAACGTTGTTTACACGCTCTTAGTTTAGAAGAGTGTATGAGCTTCTCCACCGTTTACTCGAAGAATATTATAACTCTTCGCGTAAACGTGTATGAGACGATTGAAATAATACCAAGTCGAATTTACATATGTACGCGACGGCCATAAGTCAAAATTTATTATTTGCTCTTTTATTAAACTGAAGTTGACCTGTCCGGTTGGATACCATGATTCTGGGTCGAGAGCGAAACTGTACATATAGACTCTCGACAATTTAGGTACATTTGAATGATGTCTCATGAATTGAGATACTCGCATAAATTGGGGAGTACCCACGTTTTTGTCCACAATTTTTAAACCGTCAAGCTCTAGTGTCAGGTAGTTCAGTTGATCAGGTGTTATGGTAAATTTAAGTGTATCATCGTTAAAATCGACCCAACGTATAGGGTCATAATTTAAAGGACTCGTAAATACACCTATGTCTTGATGTGCTTGCCTATCTCGCTGTATAAAGAAATACATCTCCTTTACAGGATTTGAAAAATTCAGTTTACATTTTATGGAATTCGTTTGTTCGTCAAACGTTTTGAATTCTTCTTCTTGAAGTTCAGTTATGACATAGTCTGTTTTTGTACACTCCAGTTTTTTCCTTTCTGTGACATCCAGATATACGAGTTCAGTGATGAGTTCACATTTGGTTATCTTCGGAGCTTGGGTAATTGTAGGTGGTAAAGCTGTACTCACCATCGCAAGACCACTAATATCATTGGGCGTCTGTGTTGAAGACTTTTTATATACAAGCTCTTTATAATCTCTCAACTTGATACGAATCGTCACATCTTGTAGTTTGATGGCACATAGAGGTACGGCTAATTCGGGATGTTTATGGAAATAAAAAGGTAAATCGATAATACAATGTAATTGATTGTTTGTTAATTGTTCACTATTAATCCCCCTGGATGGTTCATCTAGTAGACTTGCATCTGTTCGATTGATAAGGTTTTTAAATGCAGATTTTTTTGTATCTTCATAAAATGCTTCTGTGTATAACTGCAGATAATCACTTGTTAGTCGGTTTATGACCTTACCCCCTATTATCAACTCTGCGTATTCAACCAATGCATTTCCAAATGAATCGATATAATAATGGTCTGCGTCGGTAAGTTGCGTGGTTTTCACTTCTAAACATACAGATTTTAATAAATCCCCCGTGTTCATAGGAATTCTAAATTCACACATACCACCAAATTCACCTTCGGAATGTAAATTTCTATATTCTTTTGCGAAATGTGCATTTCGTTTTATGAATTTTGTAAAATATGAATAATCATATTTAATATCTACATCACCAACCAACCCCATTACATGTAGGTTTATACGCCCTGGAGACATTACTACTATAACGTATCAAAATTTTAATCCCGCTAATCCATGCGAAAATACAAGCACATTATGACTCACGGCGTACACTCTAACTACCACATCATCACTTATATTCGATGGAAGTGTGATTTTCATTTCTTTATGAATAATGCGACTCATGTTGACACTACCCATAGGAAATCCCGATACTGGGTTAAGAGAGAATGAATATGAACAATATTTACCACCACCATCTAAAGCATTTCCCGATGGGGTTGATTCATGATTATCGAGTGATTGCTTGTAACATAAAAACAGGTTGTCTCGATCAAACACGACATTGTTATTGAACTTTAAAATGATATTTTCTATATCCACAAAGTCGCGTCTATCAGACGCGCGATGAGCGATGAAGAATAATTCACTGACAGGGTTTTTGAAATTCAATAATACATTCTTAGTCGAAACACCCTGAGGAATTTTAAATTCGGAAACCTGTAACTGCTGAATGTTATGACTCACTGGTGAACTCTCTATAAATGACGATTCGTCTGTTCCCGTGTGAATGTATGAGACATTGAGAGCCGTTTCATATAATTCGGATATGTAGTATTGGTCTTCGAAATCTCTGACTTTAATCGTGATCCTAATACTTTGTTTTCTTAATGCACAACATGGTATAGCCAGTTCGTTGATATTGTGGAAGTACAGTGGTATGTCAAGGAACACGGGATTATCCTCTGAACTACTCGTCCGTCGAAAATCTTGTCTGACATTATTCGAACCATGACCGTACAAAAATTCATATGACGATATATCACGTGCACGACTTTGATGATAGATAGCGATGTATTCCCCGGTTAATTTTTGAATGGATTGTTCCCCGATAAATAGTTCGACATATTCTATGAGGTTATTAGTCACGAATGATTTGATATGACTACTGGGTACACTCACATCTTTTTGTCGCAACTCACACTTCAAACATATCCGATTTATAAAATCTCCTACATCTGTCGGTATTCTAAATGACATGAGAGAACCAAACGTACTCTGCGTTTCTGTTCCTATGGGTACTAACGTTTCATAAAATGGTGTATGTCGCTTATATGTACTTATAAAATGACTTTGTGACGGGTTTCCTGTTATGAACATGTCTTGAACGCCATTCGCACTTAATAGCAACATGTATATCTATAACAGAGTTTTTTTAATACACAATATTCATGAATCCATTATTAAATTCAAAACGGGTATATGCTGCATGATAGACATGCATCTCATAAGTTTTAGTTAAATCCAAAAATTTATGTAGGGTTGTCTCTATAAAACTTTTGTCCGATATGATTTTTCGGAAATCTAAGATCCCTGATTGTTGTTGTTTTGATGGGTACAGTGAAAGATTGTATGTGTAAATATGCGTTACAGGTGTGTTTAAACCACCTTTGTACGGGGTATAATATTTGAAATAGCGATGATTTTGATCTCCTGTCACGGTCTGAACAGATTCACCATTGAGATAAATTTCTATTCTATCAGTAAGTTCAAAATTTTTCCCATCGACACTTCGAAATGGGAAGGGGTTGCTGGTAAAATTGAATCTTAGTTTGTATTTACTTGAATCATCTTCATTCTCAAACTCCGAATTCCTGTAAAACCAATGAAATATTTTTATTGGTTTTTCCGACGAAAAATTCATCTTAAATTCTCTTCTATTCAACTCTGACGACCGTTGAAGATGTTTCGATATGGTATCCGTTTCAAATGAATACGATGAAGATGAAAGGTACAGTCTTTCTCTGGGTTCGAGGTGTATCTCTTCTGTTATGATTGTAAACTCTGGTAACGTTAAATTACTCGACCAATCCGTAAAAAATGATTGTTTGTGAAATTTAATTTCAAATATTATTTTTTGTTTATTGATTGAACACAATGGAAAATACTGTCTATTTTCCGAACGGTCGTATTTTCTGGAGAAAAAAAAGTGAATCGGAATGAGCAATTCTCGATTAAGAAAACCCAGATTTCCCCCTTTTGTCGCAAAATATGTATAATTA